CGCATGATGAGCGCGATTGTCGCGGCGTTTGGCTGGAATTTCAAAACCATGACCACCGGCAACAAATCGCTGGTGGGCAAAATTGCCAAAGAATTGCTAGATGCTACTGCCACCCCAGACCAAATCCCCGACCTGTACGCCTTTTGCAAATCGAAAAATTGGAGTGGCGGATTCACCCCAGGCGCACTATCAAGCCAATGGGCAAATTTCTGTGCCAATCAAGACAGCAGTGGCGAAATTTTCCCCGACTGGACACCGCCCCCTGGTTATGTTGGGGTGAAATTTAATTATCCCCCGCCCCTAGCAGCGACCATCGCCGATGATGAAAACGACCCCTACATCGGCTTGACGACTGCCGAGATGCGGGAAAAGTTTAACCAGATTATGACTAAAATGGTAGCTAACATGACCATCGAAGAAACCCCTATCCCAGATGACGACCCGTTGAAAGAGGTGCTATTGTGGTAATTACCAAAAAAGAGTATCGCCCCAGACCCGATAGCGAGGCGGGAAATTCCAGTATCCCCGACAATTTCCCCTACAGCCAAGAGGCAGAAGAAGCTGTCTTGGGCAGTGTCTTATTAGACCCGACATGTTTCGCAGATGTACTGCTCACACTCACGGGTAATAGTTTTTTTCTGCCACGTCACCAGTACATCATGCAGGCGATGGAAAATTTATATGAGCGCGGCGATGAGCTAGACATCATCACCGTTGGCGATGAGCTAAAAAAGCTGGGGCGCTTAGTAGACGCGGGTGGCGATGCCTATCTAACCCATTTATTCACATCGGTTGGGTCGGCGCACAATGTTGGGTCGTATGCCCGCATCGTGCAAGCCAATGCCGCCCGCAGGCTCATCCTGCAATTGGCGGATGCGGCTAAACAGTTGGCACTGAATCCCACCATCAGCGCGACCGAAGTCATCGCCCACCTGAGCGAAGCCATAGACAAAACGGCATCCGAATTGACATCGCACGACATGGAACCCCTCAGCAAGCATGTGGGTGCAGTCCTGACCCAAATCGAGTCCGCGATGAACAATCCAGCCGCCAATTTATTGTGTCCCACAGGCTTAACCGAATTGGATGTCATGCTGGGTGGGTATCGCCGTAAGATGGTGTATTTGGTGGCAGGGCGGACGCATAATGGCAAAAGCACCCTGCTCTACACATCGGCGCTGGCAGATGCCAAAATGGGCAAACGGGTCGCCTTTTACAACACGGCAGATGGGGATGTATCCACCGTCGTGTTGATGTTTTTGGCGATGGAATCGGGCATCAGCACCAGCGCCTTGTTAGGTGGGATTACGCCCGAACAGTGGCGGCATGTGTTGAAAATTGCAGGCAAATTGGCGGAGTTGCCAATCTACATCAAATCAGACAAACGGCTCTCGCCCAAAGGTCTATATACCCATGCGCGTGCCGTCAAATTCAAATATGGGCTAGACATCATCTACGTGGATTATCTGCAGGCAATGCAGGGCAATCCCCGCGATAACGATTCCGAGCGCAACGCCTACATCTCGCAGATGATGACCCTCATTGCCGACAAGCTGAATGTGCCCATAGTCGGCGCGGTGCAAATCAACCGCGCAGGGGTTAATGGGAGCAAAGCGCCAGAGGCACACCACATCGCGGGAAGCACGAAATATGAGATGGATTCGCAAGGGGTAATCATTGTCCACAAAGAGTCGTTATACAACAGAGATGCGGAAAAAGACAAGCTGACGATAGTGGTGGCAAAGAACAAAGCTACGGGGCAAACGGGGACGCTGTATGCCCGTCTCGATCCTGTGACGACCGTGCTAACGGATTGGTCGTCATGGGATGACGGTGGCTAGGCGCAAAAAATCCCCTGTAGGGGTATAACAGGGGATTCTTTGCACCATTTATTTTATCTATCATGAGTTTAGCACAAATCAGCTAGGCTGTCAATATTGCCAGTTGATTATAACACAGAGTCTATGTTATAATATGTAGAGTCAGTCAGTACCTTATCCGAATCCAGAAAGCGAGGCACTATGCAACAACCAACACCCGCAGTCAACAACCAATACCCCTATCGGCATCTGCACCAAGATGATGTCGAGTGGTTGCGCGACCAATGCGAATCCCTCACCGAAAAGACCACCGAGCTATTCGCCAGCAACCTAGATGCCATCCCCGAAGATTTGGATGGTGTCAATTCAGCCTATCTAGCATTGGAGATGGAATTGGCATGGCGTGAAGCCGAAGCCGAATCGGGTATCAATGCCGTTGTGGATGCAGAGGATGTGCCATGATTTTTTCCGTAACCCTACCGCTATCCTTCATCCCAGCCGCCACCCTGCAAATCTTGGCAGAGGCGGGGAAACCAGAAGCCCTCAATCAAGCCATTGCGGAATTTAATGCGTTAGAGGCGGGTGCGCTTTCACACGCCAACGACCTGCTCAATGACGGCTACACCCTCTTGTTTCGTGAACGGGTGACGACAGACCAGGGCGAATCCCTCATCCTCTATTTCCACAAAGCGCCAGCACCCATCGAAACACCCGAACAGACCGCCATCAAAGAAGCGTATCGCATCTACCAGTCCCCGCCCAAACAAGGTGGGGGGGGGGAACACCCCGATAGCCTGCGCCTAAATGGGCTGATTAAGGTGCTCATCAAGTCAGGGCTTCTGCCAGACGATACCCCCCCCGTCAGCGATGACACCCAAGTGGATGTCACCCCGCACACATTAGAGGCGGGGACATGATGAAGCTCGAAATCCCAACCATTGTCCTGATCGTGCTGGTGTTGGTGTTTTCACTGTTATTCGCCTTCTGGGTGGATGATAAGCGCAAACGCCCCACTATGCGCCAAGTAGACCGCACCATTTTTGACGGCGTAAAGTAGAGAGGTAGGTGTATCAATGAATAAGGTAATCATCCGCATCAAACGGGAGGAAAAATTCAAATCCCAAGAAACCGCCATCCTGCAATTAGACGATGGTTCATATCGTGTCCGCAATTACGGCTATACCCAAACACTAGAGGGGATGCTGATTCGCATCCTTAGCCGTCATGCCAATACCACCGTCACCGTGAATTTCGAGATTGAGCAATTCACACTCTCGCTCATCTACGAATCCACCGAAGGTACCACCCTGTGCGGATTCTCGTTTTCGCTATTGCACGATGATGTTGACCAAATCGCCTCATTTGAAGGCGAAGCCGTGCATTATCGGTCAGCCTTGCGCGATATTAAAGCGATGGCGGAACGCTGGTTCAAGTGGGCCGCCTACTCACTGGTGAGCCGTGAAGCGCATTATTGCGACACAAGCATGTTGCAATGGAATACTGTCACCGACCTTGCCACATGGCAAATGTGGGTCTGGAATAGCGAACAGCGGGGCGGTCTGGCGCATCTCCAGTCGCTAGAGGATGCGTGGACACGCGAGAAGCACATCCTCATCCCCAAACTCGAAGCCTTATTTACGGAGGTTAAAAATGGACAACTCGCCCAGACCGCCTAAAGAATTTTGCCACATGGATGTGGCAACAGATGGCATCGCCATGAACACGCTGGCAGATGTGTATAACGATGGGTGGGAATTGTTTGCACCCCCCGCGTGGGATAACAATTACCATGTATGGCGCGTGTTGCTGTATCGGGATGGGGTTGTGCCAGCACCCGTTGCCCCAGAGCCAACGCCTCGTCCGCGTGTCATTGCCGAAGCCACCCCAACCGTAGTCATTCCGCCAGTGGTGCTAGATGTTCCCGCGCCACCCCCTGCCACCGACCAACCGTCTGCCCCAACAGGCGATGAAGCAGAATCGGTGGATACCCCTCTGGACGAAATCCAACCGCCACTGGTGGTGGTGCTCGCGCCCACACTTTTCCCACCCACCAATTTTGAGGATGAGCTACGGCGCATCCGTGCGGACAAATCGCTTTCTCCATTGGCGAAAGTCGAAGCACTCAAAGCCGCAGGCGATACCATCGCCATAAACAAGGCGCGTGTGGCGGGGCAATTGGCGTGGGATGCGTGGAACAAACTCTATCCGCCAGTAGCTCCCAATTTCCGCCTACTCCCAAGTGAGGTGAAATCATGACGATAATCCAAACCACCGCTACCCAAGAACAAATTGATGCAGTTATCAGCACCATCACCACTCAGTTGGGCGGGGGGGTATACGTAACCCCCTCGGATATTGAGCCTGTTTTGCAGGCGATGGTGGATGCGGATAGTGCCCTCGCGCCCATCGCCAATACCCTATGGGGAATCGCGGAACGGATGCACCAGCAACAAGGGGTCACACTCACCACTGTCGCCATGCAAACGGCGATGATGGCAGAACTTGGTAAACAGCGAGACAAAGCATTTGATACAGGCAGAGCAGAAGGCTATGGCGAGGGCTATGGTGAAGGGGTTGAATTCGGCTTTGAAGATGGCATGGACGCAGGCTCAGAATCTGCCTATGAGGATGGCATGGGGACACTGTGTCAGGGCGTGATAGACAACCGCGTTGCTGGTTTGACCCATGACCAGATTGAGGATTTTTCTGCCACCTTCTATGAAGGAAATCTGGACGACACCGCTAAAAATATGCTCCGTGACCTTATAATTCATGTGTGGCAAAAAACGCAAGCGGATATGGGCAAGGTGGCGTTCTAATGGCTACCATGAAAGCACTCACCATTCATCAACCGTGGGCATCGCTCATCGCCAGTGGCGTGAAGCAATATGAAACCCGCGGGTGGAAAACGAATCATCGCGGACGGGTTGCCATTCATGCGGGCAAAGTGTGGAGCAAAGACCACGAAAGCGCATGGCGGAATATGCGGCGCACCCCAGAAGCGATAACGCTCCCCGTAACCCCACCACTCGGTGCCATCCTCTGTGTGTGTGACCTTGTGGATTGTATCCCCGTTGAGCAAATCCGTGACCAATTATCGCCACTGGAACGCGAGTTTGGGGATTACTCAGATGGACGTTATGCGTGGCAACTCAAAGTCGTCAAAGTCGCGCCAGCACCGATTCCAATGGTGGGCAAACAAGGCTTGTGGACATGGGAATACGAAATGCCCATGAAACCCACCAATAAGCCTCGTGCTTATCTGGACACCGAAACAACAGGGTTAGATAAGAAATCCCGTATCGTTGAGATTTCGATTGTCACTGAAGATGAAATGATATTGCTCGACACATTTGTAAACCCTCAAATCCCAATCCCTATGGATGCCATTCGTGTACATGGGATTACGGATGATATGGTCGCCAATGCCCCAACTATTGAGCAATTGAGGGATAAAATCCTTGCAATTTTTGAGCAGTACGATGTCTATATCTACAACGCAGAATACGATATTAGGCTATTGCAACAATCTGCAAGCGGGTTTGAATCCATCACGAGTAAATGTGTCATGAAGCCATTTAGCGAATTGATAGGGGATTGGAATAGCTATCACGGCAATTATAAATTTCAATCACTGGAAAAGGCGTGTCGGCATTACGAGGTAACAAATCCATCACCCCATCGAGCATTAGGCGATGCCATATCTGCGTGTCGCGTCCACGAAGCAATGCTGTCAAAGGCTGTGCGCCATGAAATGTAAATACTGTGGGGATGTTCAAATGCTCGAACTGGAAAAACGGCGCACATTAGAAATGGCGGTGATGAAAATCAGCCATACCTATCTGTGCAGAAAATGTCGGCGCACATATACCGTCACAGAAATCTATCTGCGGGTGCAGGTTCCGTTGAACGCCGAAATATTGCATAAGGGGGGATTGCCCACAAAATGACAAGAGTATCCCATTTTATAGTAGAGAGGACTAACAATGCGCTGGCATCAACCGAATAGACAAGTTCCACCCGCAATTAACCCCACTGAGACTAATGGGGATTATCGCCCTGAATATGTTGTATGGCTCAAAAATAAGCCTGTTAAAAAATGGGACGACATCCGTAAATGCCTTGAAGCAGGGGTATGTGATTATGCCGAATATGATGGGGATGAAGACGGTTTTATCATCCGCCTACATGCTGACAAAATTGTGGATGGGGGATTTGAATACATCTTTAATGTGCAATTCCCCGTTTATGACCATGCTGGCTGGTGTTATGACATCGAAGAAGCCCAAATGCCTACCAAGCATTGGAATCTCGCGCAAGCCTGCGCGTTTATGTGGCGGAGCGACCCTGAGTTATGGACGATGGGAAACTATTAGGATGGCTGGTTTGAAAATCACAGTGATTTATTAATTCTCTAAATGACCTTCAGTGGGGATATGCCGCCTCGAAAACGCCTATCCCCGTGAAGTCATTTTATCCATTGAAAGGATTACAACAATGTACCTGATACAAGCCCAAAAAGGCAAGGGTGGGTGGGTGACAATTACCCAACACGCCGACCAATCAGAGGCAAAACGTATGGCGAAACTGCTATCCGTAGAGAACAATACCCCGCATCGCGTGGTTGAGGTGGATGAAGCCAACAACACGGAGTCGCCCATCAGCGCGTATGAGTGGGGTAAGCCCTACATCGAAACCGAAGGGATGCAGACCTTTGTCCCCGTTTACTACGAGAGTCTCACCCAAGACGAGCCAGATACCCCTCTGGTGTTCTATGCCATCCAGTCACGCCTAAACCCCGTCCTCAACGAATTGCGCTACGCATCGTGGAGTCGCTTCAACGCCCGTCGTTTTGTGGAATACGAAGAAGCAGAAGTGTCTGCAAAGGCACTCAGTATCGAACACCCAGACCGTGATTTTCGGGTGGTGTACGCGGAATTAAACACCATACCTTCTATTGTATTTAGGGGTGGGGTAAAATATGCTCACTTGGGTGATGCACCAGTTGCACCAGCCGAGAACGGGTGATTAATTGATGACAATCGTGAGGACAATTATGGATGATAAACAAAAGGATGAATCTCGCCCATTAACGATGTGGTTAGATTTGGTGGATGGATTTGATGGGACACTCCAGAAAATAGGGCGCTATTACGTGCAGGCAGGGGAGTATGTCTCGATGCGTGGACCACGGGTGAGTGTATCGGCAATCCTAAGTGTGGCGCTACAGAAACTCTTGTTAGTAGTGGATACATTAACAGATGAACAATTGCGTGAACTAGAGGCGCATTATTTGGCACATCGGGCGAGAAAAACAACAACGACCAGTGTGCAGTTCTACCCGCCCACAGTGGTGGTCATTGACCAATTGGCAAAAAAGTTTCACGGGCGAGGGCTGGCATATGTGTATCACGGGAAATCGCCTAACCGGAAAATGATTTCTTTGTGCGCGGTTTATTATGTGCTAAACACACATATAACCCCATCCCAACAGGCTAAATAAATTCGCAATAACACTGAATCTATGTTATAATATACCTACCATATAAGCACCATAAATACCCAAAAAAGGTAGGTATAAATGTCAAATTTACCCATGTCACAAACCCCTCTATCCACATCCCCACCCCCCCCAACGCACTACCTCAAACAGCACCTCACCGCCCTGCATATCCTCCCAGATTGTCCTCCAGCCGTCATCACGCCGACTTACTGCGGGGAATTGTCAGGCGCAATCGCAGGCGATGTGTATAGCTTCGGCTATCTCACACTCGGCAACCAGTTAGTCTATCTCAACATGGGTGGTCCCAGAATGGCAGTGGAGGCTATCCGTTCCCGCCTCTCGCGGGGTGAGATGATTCACCTCACCCCAGACGATGCCCCCGCTACTGAATTCACGGTAACAGGCATGGGCAAGTTTGAGGATTACACCGAGAATATGTCCCATTTCCAGAACACCATCCTTGTTCACCGCAATATGTTCCCAAATTACAATGAGCCAACAACCCTGACCTTCGCCCTCATCCTCGCGCAGACACCCAAGCAGGTCTACTCAACCTTCCACCAACACCTGCACCAGCTTTTGGGGGTGGCGGTGTTCCCGCATTGGATACCCACCCTGTGGTCGACTGGGCTATCTGCCCAAATCATCGAGAAGTGCAGTGGGGTAGGGGCAATCGGGTATGGGGTGTTCTTGAGGGTATCAGATTGGGAGAGCATCATCGCGCTCGGTGTCTCGACAGGCGCATTGCCCTTGTCGGAGACGGGGGATGTGACGGAGACTGTGACCATCCTCGATGTGAAGGAATTTTAGCCATGAGCCGAGGTCTCAACCGAGAAGTCATGGGGTTTTTCGCCATTGGCGAAAAGCACCACCCAGCGCTACTTTCGCTCATTGCACCGTCACCCAGTGCCGAAGCGCGTATCCTCGACCCGTTTGCGGGTGAGGGGGATTTTCTGCTCACAGCCTCACAGCACTGGAATGTAACGCCGTATGCCAACGAATTAGATAAATCCCGCGCCCAACTCTGCATTGATAAATTCGGGTCAGAACGGGCGGTGCAGGGGGATGTGGAGCGGTTGTCCGCTTCATTAGAAGCCTTCAGTGTCGGCTGGTACAACCCGCCTTACGACACCGACAAAAACGCGGATACCTCCGAGACCAAAGAGGCGAAACGCATCGAATACCGCTATCTGCGCCATGCGTGGAAATGGATACAGCAGGGGGGAATCGTGATGTGGGTGGTGTATCGGCATCACATCACCGACAACGCCGCCACCTTCCTCAGTCGTCACAGCTCCAGCGTGGACATCTGGGGATTGCCCGGTAAGCACCTGAACGAGTATGACCAAATCGTGGTGGTGGCGATTAAAGGAAAATCGTCAAACCCACAGGCGCTTTACGAACACATTATGATGACCAAAGACACGCCACGCATGTTGACGGTGTTGGATACCCCTGTGTATCAAATTCCACCCCCGCCGACCATTGCCCGATTCGTGTTCGCGCCCGATGCGGTATCCCCAGAACTCGGATTGAAACTCATCGAGGAGCGCGGCGCACACTATTCCCCGCGCTTCAATGCACTATTCGCGCCCCCCGCCGTCACCGACCAAATAGGGACCATCGTGCCACCGCGTCCGGGTCACATGGCGTATGTGCTGGCAGGGGCGGCGACAGCGGGTATCGTCATGGAGACCGAGACCTATGGCAAAGTGGCGATGCGGAGTGTCGTCAAGCATGTTGAAGAACGGAGCGACCCGGTTATCACGGCATCGGGGTCAGAGGTGACCACAGTATCGAGCAAACCCAAGACATCCATCACGCTGTTAGCACAGGATGGACGGATTGTGCCATTGAGTGGCGATGAGGACATTCTGAGCTTCATCGTCAAGAACAAATCTCGCCTCATCGAATTCGTCAAGACGCGCTTCAAGCCTGTGTACGCCTTTGACTATGGCGGATTTAAGCGCATTTTTGACGGGATACGCCTGAATGGGAAGCATGAGTTATTTACGCCTCAAAAACACGTCATTGGTGCGATTCTGCGCGGATTCGAGAGCCGTAAGGGGATACTCTTGGTCGGTCAGATGGGGACTGGCAAGACCGCCAAAGGAAGTACGGTGGCATCCATTATTGGCAGTGGCGCACACCCATCCTTCCGCCAGCAAATCGCTAAAGGGGGGGTGATTGTCATCGTGTGTCCCCCGCATCTGGTGAAGAAATGGAAACGGGAAGCACTGAGCATCAATGCCAATGCGGTCATTCATCTGGTCAATCGGCATGAGGATATGAAAGCCTTCATGGATGTGCCACACCAATTGGGGCATCCCAAGATCGCCATCATCAAGCGCGACATGACCAAACTCGGTAGTGGGTGGGGTGAAGCGGTGGTGTGGCGCAAGCATCACACTGCCTTGTGGGGATATAAAGAAGAAGCACCTGCGGGGATGGAAAACACCGACCGTATTCAATCCCGCGAGTATCCCCATTGCCCGCATTGTGGAATAAAACTCATGACGGATGAGGATACCCGCACCAAAGACGGGTATCTGAAATATGTGCAGACATCGAAGCGCGAGTGTGATACCTGTCATACACCCCTCTGGCAGGAAATCCGACCCGCCGAGACCAAAGGCAAACAGCCCACCAACCCGCGCTATCGCCTCGACCAGTACATCAAGAAACGCTACCGCCACCGCATCGCCTTGCTGATATGGGATGAGGTGCATGAGGCGCAACACGGCGACACGGGCAATGGGGAAGCCTTTGGCAGACTCGCCAATTGTGCCTCTGCCGTCCTCGCCATGACAGGCACACCGTTTAACGGCTATTCGTCATCCTTGTTCAATCTGGAGTACATGCTCAATCCGCGCATCCGCCGAGATTATTATTGGGGTGGGGGCGTGAGATACACGCGCAAACGCAAGGGCAATGACCGCTTCCCCCACGAGCAGATGAGCCAATACAGCACCTCACGCGGACAACAAGAGGCGCGGTGGGTGGCGAATATGGGTGTCCGTGAGAAGCTGGTCACGAAATCCCCCCAATACTCGGCGGGCAAACTGACAGGCACAGAGACCTATGAGCGTCCCTATGAAGAAGCCCCTGGCATATCCCCGTTATTGGTGGCAGAAATGCTCGACCATACGATTTATTTCTCACTGGCAGACCTCAAGAAGCACCTGCCGATGTATTCAGAGACGACCCTTTCCGTCACGCCAGATGCCTCGATGATAAGTGAGTATGAGGAGGTGGTGGAGAAGATGCTGGAGGAAATCAAAGACCAGAACCATTTGCCCGCCAACCAGAAAGACCGCACCCTCGTGCCGAAATATTTCCGTTTCACGATGGATTGGGTCAATGCCCCCTGGCGCGAATATGTCATCCACGACAAGGGCGGTAGCGAGATTGTGCGGGCATTGAGTCAAGACTGCCCACCGAGCGATGTGAGTGAGGCGGATTGGTTTCTGTATGGTGGCGAGGAGCTATTCCCCAAAGAGCAGGAACTCATCACCTATGTTCAAGAGGAACTGGCAGACGGGCGACCGTGCATTGTGTACTGTCGGCAGACGAAACAGAAGGACATCCAACCGCGCATCCAACGGATACTCGAACAGCACACCGGTGGATGCAGTTACATCCTACGGAGCAATATCAATGCCGAGCGCCGCGAGGCGGTGATTGACGGACAAATCGAATTGGGCATGGAGATATTGATATGCAATCCTGAGTTAGTGAAAACGGGGTTGGATTTGGTATTTGCCCAGACCATCATCTTCTATGAACCGACCTTCAATCTGTCCACGATGATGCAGGCATCTGCGCGAAGCTACCGCCTCAACCAGACGGCTAAATTATGCCGAGTGGTGTACATGTACTACGAAGGCACGATGGAGCAGAGAGCCATCCTGCTCATGAGCAAGAAGCAACGGTCATCCAAATTGTTGACAGGTGACATCGGGTTAAGTGGATTAGATGCATTGACAGAAAAGTCGGATGGGTTTGAATCGGCATTGATGAACAGCATTGGCAAGGATGAGCGCCTCTCTGCACCCGACTTCACCCAAGAGAACAGTCAGTATGCCGAGTTTGATAGTGCCGACCTCGAGTTTTGGAATGTGGAGACACCCACCGAGACACCCGCCATTCGTCATGAATTTGTGTTGACCGTGGTCAAGATGGCAGTGGGGCAGGTGATAGCGATGCGGGGCATATCCGCACCGAAACCTGCCCACTACAATCCCACCCGCGAGACGGTGCGGGGGTCAGACGGTGATAAGACGGTCTACCAGCTACGGTTGTTCTAGTTCCCCTCGCAATACCCCTCTAGCACGTTCCCCCAGAATCACAACAAACTGAACGCCAAAAACGGCGTTTCAGGTTAGGCGCGGTAAACCCCGCATCCTTTTATTAGATTGCCCACTTGCATCCCTAGACCATCCGTGCTATACTCTATCTATCCTGCCCCCTAAACAGGATAGTATGTGCGAAGCGGGGAAAACTTCCTAACCCCACAGGCTTCCCCGCCATCGGCATACGTAGTATGTGACAGATAGAAGGGAAGGGCGCTCATGGTTAATTTCGTGAGCGCCCTTTCTTTTGGGTAGAAACGGCTCACTTCTTAGAGTCCAATTTCTAAGTAGCTATTATAACCCCTAGATACGTCTTATAACCTACTATAGTCCAATACTAAATCCGCACGATAGCGCCAGCGTATTGCTATCGTGGTATGATATATTCTGTGCTTTGCGTCACAGGATAATGAATAATGAATACAACGCCTATTGAAAATTATGAGCATTGGGTCAACATCCGTGATACGGTGTTATACACGCGCCCCGCTATCCCCTTCGATGTACAGGACATATCTTTTTACGAATCCAAAACGCTGATGAAAAAATGGTGTGATGTGACTAATCCCCCAGAGGTTATTTTTGATGCCAATAAGCCCCATGAGCATTTCTGGGACTGGTCTCAACATGAACATGCTGACTGGCTTATCTCCAAGACACACCCCTTCATGTATGTGTGGGGAACAGAGACCCGCCCACTCTTTGAGATGCATACGCGAGAATTGACCATCCGTAGGCGGTATGTAACGTTGAGCCAATTGGCGACCTATGACCTGAGTCATCCGCTAACCGCCCCTACACCTAAGCAGTATGATAAAGCGATGCTCAAAAAATTATGCGGGATAATCGTCAGACAACAAGAGTCGCAAGTCATTTATCCGCGAGCAAGTGCGTTGATGTCAACTGGCGCATCTGTGGATTTTTACGATGTGGTCGATGTGATTTACGTCCTCCATATTTTTCACTTGAATGGCAGGTTTGATATGACACGTATAGAGCATTTCTGGCTTCAACGTTTTGAAGCCTATCATGTGGCGGATTTTGGGGATAAATAAAAACACCCCATAGCGGGGTGTTGTATATCAGGTCTAATGTTATCCGCCCAACGGCACACTATCTGGTGGCGGGTCGGTACGAGTGGACGGTGGATTAAACCCAATCTCGGCGAAGTATCGCCCTACCCCACTGGCAATTGCTAGTGCCAATTTATCATCGAGTTCATACGGCATCGGAATTCGACTGGTCACATCCACCAACCCCTCTGCACCCTTCTGGACACCGAGTAGAAAAATGTCTTTTACCGCTTCGGGTGTCACCGACTGATGCGTAAATTTCAACGCGCTATAGACAATGGTCGCCAGCGCACCAGATAGTAATCCAAATATCGTACCCGCCACCAACAGCACCGCCAGCACGCTATCGCGCAGGGTGGTCGCCATCACTTGCGTCAATTCTTCGGTGACGGTTTGCACCCTATCCACCGCGACAGATTCCACCCCAGAGGGATCATCCGCCAGAATTTCCGTCACTTCCACTATCGGGGTTGGGGTCGTCTCCTGGGCGTTGGCTTTGCGAATCGCTGGGGTGTATACCCAAATTAGGCACACCGCGACTATGAGTAGCGCCAAAAACAGATTCTTCAGATGTAACATTGTGTGTCTCCTCGACCTTCACGGTCTCTAATTTTTGGAGCGCCGTTTCAATGCGCTCACAGAACGGATTGAGAATGTCTTTCACGGTATTCGGCAAATCAGACAGCGCCTTTTCGAGTGCCTTAAAACCCTCTTTGACGCTGATAATACCCTCGTTATTGGTCTCAATGGCGGCGGTGGCAGAAGCAACCCCTGTGCCAACGACCACAATGGCAGTCAGCAACCGCTCTTGGTTGGTCGTCATGGTGGTACGAAACACCACCGCCTCATCCACATGCGCCTTCATCGCGCCACTCGTGGCGTCCACCGCTTTAACCAGCGCATCCGCCGCCTTTAGTTCCTGTTCGCGGATTTGACGGTCATGCTCGCGGATTTGACGGTCATGCTCGCGGTCATCCGAAATGCGAATGGTGAGCGATGTGATTTGTGTCGTCATCTCCCCCAACATCTTGAGGCGGATCTCTTCGAGTTCCATCCCTGAATGTTTCGCCTTCTCTTCTGCCTCGCGCGTTTTCCCCCGCTCATCCCGCGCTAGATTGTTGGATTTAATCAGTTGTAACCCAACATACAGGCTCCCCCCAACCAATAGGACAAGCAAAAATAACACCAAGACAACCACACTCGTCTCCGTGAAAAATTTGTATGTCGGGTCTAAATTCATACTGCTCCTCATCCTAACAAAACGCTTGTTCTATATTGTATCACAACTAATACCCATTACCAATACATCAGACCATTATTAACAATACTCTAACATCCCTTCATGCAACACCTGTTCAGAAGGGTAAAATCGCTTGGCTAATGGCAATAACGTTTATGTTTGCCTTAACAATACCATGCGAGCTAGGGTCAGAGAGTGCTGGTAGATAGACACCTGTTTGAGAGAAGGTATACTCGGCTCTGAATAAGATGATATGTTCTCTATAGATACCCCCAGAGGCAAACACAATGTCGTCGGTGATGTCCAGCGTCACATCCACCGCGGCATTGGTTGGCGCGGGATTCCACGGTCCCCCGTATTTCGCCGTCACATCCACATCATTAATGTACATCCTCAAGCCTCGCGGGTAATTATTGCCTATTAATACCCCATATTCAAAGCCAATTAAACGCATCGCAAAAGTCGGGTTAGGCAAAACCACCCCATCGAAAACAGGGGTTAGGGTATAGAGCGGTTCGGTTTTGAATTGAAATTTGACCCGCACAATTTCGGTGATGCTGTCATCGATCCGTAAAGGAAATACCGCATCCTTATTATTAGCAGACACGATATTAGCAAAATCACGGCGATGAATAAAATCGAATCCGTTCCATGTCCATGTAGAGGGGAACGTGGCTGGTTTCAGATTCTGCACGCGCATCCCCTCCAACGCCCCGATGATGGTCTTGGCGGAATCCATCGCTACTTGGTCAACATTGCTCACTTGCAAGGTCATGGTCATGCCATCTGGCGTGTATGCTTCGCTAACTTGTGTCACCCAGAATAGCCCGTCGACTTTCTCCAATTGGAGAATCTTGCCCTCGCGGGTTTCAACATCGCCGACATAGGTCACACGGATTTTGTCGCCCGGACGAATGACCTGGCTCACTTTTTTCAGCGACAGCGAATACACCACCTGCCCCACGCTATTGCGGTCGAGCCACGCTTTGGCGGCATCATACAAGGAGTTCGACGCAATCTGCTTAGAGAGCGTCGAATTGCTCAGAGGGGCGATATCTTTGAATGTGCCTGCCCGTTGAATCACGCCATAGGTGGCAATACTGGCATCATCCGTCATGTAATACAGCACCCGCCCGTCCGCACCCGTCATGGTCTTAACCTCCGCACGGGTAGCATTTTTCAGGGTGAGTGCCGCTTCCCCCTCGCCTGCCCCAATCGGGATAAGCCAATTGGCAATCGCTTCGGTATCCTCACTCTTCTGGATACTCTCAATGATGGCAATGTCGGTATTGGCATACACCCCTGTAGGCAGGCTATCCCCACTCACTGCCACCACGCCACAATCCGTCCCAAATGACCCCATTTCAATGACACTATTCTCAGTGAGTGCCTCGCGCAGGTGCAGTCCGTTCTGGTCACAAATCTTCTGCAAGGCAGATAATACGGATACACCATCAAAACGAGCCGTGAGCAATTGGGTTGTACTGTCCGCCTGCACCGTCCAGCCAGCCAATCCCGCCAGTGAAGCAAACACCTCATTACGTGGCAATTGGACATATTGCCTATTGAGCAATACCGAGTAGCGTTTGAGGTCATCCAGCGAATCTGGACCCGAGACGGATAGGCTTAATCCGCCACTGGTGAATCCCTTATCGCGGCGGCGTACCACCCCTTTGGCAATCATGCGCGTGCCAGAGTCATCACTCACATAGACCTTCATCCGCTTCTCAAGCGTTAATTCTGCCAGCGTGCGCTCATCGGTTGCCACACAGTCAATACTCAGCCCACCTGCCCCATCGAGCAGACGGTCAACCGTGACGGATTGCACCGCGATGGGACCCGACCCTGTCTTTACCCAATGCGTATCACACACATCTAGCCACAGCTTCATACGTCAGTCTCCAATAAAATACGGCGATAGCCTACTGCTTTCGCCACATTCGCTTGGGTTTGAAGCTGTGCTGACCAGCCCAAATCCGTGGTGGAAGCTGGCATGGTGAGGGCGGACGAAAAATAAGATGTGTCGTTCAGAACAAAATACGCCACCCCGTTGACGATCGATACCTGCAATTTGTAAGCGGTATTAATGGCTATATTGCCTCCCAATTGGGCGTGAATAGTGGAGTTTGTGCCGTCGGATGTGACTGGTCGCCAGCCCACATCCCCCACTACCGTAGAATAGCGAAACGCAACACCCGAAACACCAGCTGCGGCGAGGGTGTCACTACCAAGCGGTCCCCCACTGGTCAGCCCCACAAACCACCGCAATGCCGCGAGGGTTGCGCCTGTCCGCAACCAGATGGTCATGCTGGGATGGTGGCGTGCTTGGTATAAGGTAAATGCCGCCACTTGCACCCCCCCATTATTAGCAGTCGTGGCGGGACTGGTATATACCGTATAGACACCATCGCTCTCGGCAAGACGGGTGGGGGTCCCAAATACAGACACAGCCCCATGTCCAATAGGCAGATTGGTCGCCTCATTGAACACGATTTGCATCTGACGGCGGTTTATCCGTTGGGGCGGGTTGCCAATTAGCACCCACTGCGTACCATCAAACAGCAGGGTCAACGCCTTGCGCTCATCATCCAAAAACACATCCATCCCATTGAGGAAGATGTTCCCCGTCCCATTTTTCACCACCACCACGCGGGCGGCTGTGACCGCTTCCAACACCAGCACATCCCCCGCCACCCCGCCGTTAATCGTGTCGAGGTCGTCATAACTGGCGGCGGCTTCGGTATCCACCAAATGCCGACTGCGCGTGACGGTGATTGCCCCACTGCTAATCGTGAGGGTGGGGCTGGTGGATAAAGATAATTGGGTGAAGCCACTCGCCCCTGCTATGAGGTTGCTCAAATTACTGGCGCTGGCATTGGCGCTGGAATTAGCAGTATTGGCGGTGGTTGTAGCGGTGTCAATAGCGCTATCCAATTGCCCCAGAGGGGTGTTAAACGTGCTGGCATTGGCGGGAGCGCCATTAGCGATCGCGGTATGATGATTAGTGGTCATAAGATTATCTCCATGCGTCTAAATAATCGGCAAACACGGTCACATTGCCCGTGAATGTGCCATTGAAAACAAGGGTGTTCGTCCCCGAAGGCAGTTCCAGAAAGCCATTGCCCTTCAGGGGATTAAAAACAGCGTAGCGTCCGTTGGTGGCGGTATCGGTCACAGTGACAGAAAGCGATGTGCTATCCACTTCTAATATCTGCCCTGCGCTGAGCGTAGCGACAAATTGCCAGCGCCCTATTTCCACATCGGCACTATCTCGGAGCGACACGCGCAAATTGGTGACGGCATTGCTCCCCGCATCAAAGCGCAGATACAGGGGTGTAACAGTTGAGCCGTTGTTGGTCACAGCCAGAGTGCTATTGTTGTTGATACTCGCACTACTCGCCCGATACCCCCCTAGCGTGAGTGCCGCGTCTAGCACAAAACCACTGTCGAGTAGCCATGCGGTGGGGTGCGAATACCAGCGCGGGTCACTGCATTGGAATGAAAGGGTTATTTTCTGCCACAAGTCGGTGTGCTTGTCGCGCCGTTCTGGGATGTTGATGTTATTCACCCTTGCCCATGTCCAACGCGGTTTAGCAATGGGGTCAGCGGGTTGCATCCAGAGTTTCTTGACCCCCAACGACAGGAGTTTTTTCAATTCATCACGTAGGGGTGTCATGCCCTCGCGTGTCTCTGCTATAAGGAAGAATCCCACTTGCACGTTGCCCACTTCCGCGAGTGCCATGCCCCTGCCAAATTCATCCACCCCGCCACTGACTCCCACCACCCGCGAGGTACGCGCCAATACATCGGCGAAGTTATCGCGGTAATCCTGTTCATAGCGGAACACATAGGTGTGGAATTTCGTGATGTGTGTACCTGTCATATCGGTTAGCCTTTCGCACGCATATACTGGTCAAGTCGGGCGACAAAGGCATCCCCCGCCGCCTTACCCCCTTCGGCGTTGTTGGCATGGATAACCACCTGCCCCACCAACGGGGATTGGGATTGTGTCTGACCATCCATGACCGCCATGAATCCGTCTAACTTATCCATGAAATTCGGGATGAACTGCCCACTGCTACGCGGGACAAAAATCTCGTTGTCCTCTTGCTGTTTGCCGATTAGATAGGGCAACATCGCCATCCCTTCCCCGCCGATGTCTCTGGAGGGTGGGGTCATGGCGTTATTGGTGATGATCGGCGCAAACAATCCCCCTATTAGGTCAGCCGCCCAGCCCCCGCCTATTTGCGCCGAGATTGCCCCCCGCGACTGGGCGTTGACCTGATCCCAGGTTGCCCCTGAATTGGTCACGGCTGTGCGGGCGTTGTTGACGATTTCCGCTTGCCCATTGAAAAGGTCTAAGGCGGCTTTGGCTTCTCGGACAGCATTCGGGATGCTCATAATGGCATTGATGACGGGTTGAATGATGTTATCCCGAATAAAGATGAATATCCCGCCAATCCCATCGCGCAAGGCTTCCAGAAAAGGACGAGCCGATTCCCAAATGCCACTCATGATAGCCACTAATCCATTAATAATCGGAGTCACGACATCTAACCCCGCTTGCACAGCGGGACCTATCGCATCGCGCCAGAACGCCACCAGCAACCCCAGCACAGGCTCAACCAGTGTCCAAATCCCTTTCAATAATTCGACAAAAATCCCAATGACCGGGGTGATAATATTTTCAATGAATCCCTGAATAGCCGGCCAGCCCGTAGCCTGAAACCAATCCACGAGCGATTGCAACACCGGACCGACCACACTCCAGATTGCCCCCAACACGTCTATAAATGCCCCTACTGCGGGGATAATCACATCATTAATCAATCCCGCGATAAGTGGCACAGCTTGGGTGACAAACCACTCGATGAGAAAACTCAGAATCGGGGCAACCGTCTCATAAATCTCTTTGAACACGGTGGCGATAAATTCAATCGCAGGGATAAAAATGGTCTGGATGGCGTTTGAAATCGCGGGGAGTGCCGTGGTCACAAACCACTCATACAGTTGTACCAGCACAGGCGAAATAACCGCCCATATTTCGCCAATCCGCCGACCGATATCTAGGATAATCGGGATAAACACCGTTTGTATGATATTGGCAATCGCGGGGAGTGCCGTGGTCACAAACCATTCATATAATTGACCCAATACAGGCGCGACCCGCATCCACACCTCGCCAATGACCGCCCCGATTCTGCGGAGTGTCGGCACAACGGTTGTCTGGATAAAATCCACAATAGCAGGCATCGCATCTTCAACAAACCACACGCGCAAATTGTCCAATACGGGTAGCACCGTTTCGATAACATCGGTGAAGGCTTGGCGCAAATCAATGCCAAACACATGCGCCAATGCCAACCCCGCCCCTGCTATCAGCACTATTGGGGATACCAGCAATCCCAAAATAGGCGCAACGGTGCTAATCGCCACTCCCAACGCCATGAGTGCAGGACCCGCCACCACCAAAGCCCCCCCAATTTGCATGATGGTGGTGGTCAATGCTGGGTTTTCTGCCGCCCATGCCGTCACCGAATTGACCATCTCCGTGAGACGAGCAACAAACGGACCCGCAATATTGGTCATGAAGGGCGTGAGGGCTTCGATTTGGAACGTTTCAAAACTGCCCCGCAGAGAGTCCACCCTGCCCGCAAAGGTGTTCATAAACCCCTCTGCCAATGCGCCTGCTTCGGGTGCTTCGCCCATCGTGGTTAGCATGTCACCAATCCCGCCACTGGCACGCAAAGCCGTTAAACCTAAAATGCCATAGCTCCCGCCCAAACGTTGCATCATCTCATTTTGTTGTTGGACGGGAAGCGCGTCTAAGGCGCTATCTAAGTCGACGATGAACGTGTTAAAATCACGCACATTGCCCTGTGCATCATACAAACTGACACCCAGCGCGTCATAGGCTTGTTGCACCTCTTCGGTGGGACGCGACAGGTTCAGCAACATAGATTTGAGCTGGGTCCCTGCCTCTGCTCCCTCTATGCTATTGTTAGAGAACACCGCCAATATCGCCGCAGTTTCCTCGACATCTAGCCCAAAGGTGTTGGCGATCGGTCCCACATTACCGAGTGCCAGCCCTAAATCTGCCACATCTGCCCGACTCGCATTCGCCGCTTGTGCCAGCGCATCCACCGTTTGACTCGCTTGGGTCGCATCCAACTGGAACATCGCCATGCTACCAGAGGCGATACCCGCCGCCTGTGACAGTGACATCCCCCCCACCGCGGCAAGGTTCAACACATCGGGCAATGTTGCCATCGCCGCTTCCAACTCCATCCCACTCTTGAGCAAATCCAGCAATGCCCCACCCGCATCTTGGGCAGAGAATTGGGTGTCTGCCCCCATCTGCATGGCATACTGACGGACAGCTTCCAGCTCCTCGCCCGCCACCCCGCCGAAGGACTCAATTTGCTTCATCAGCACTTCAAAGTCGGAGGCGACGCTCAGCCCACTGGCAGAAAAGGCGACGAAAGGCGCGGTGAGGGCGGTAATCCGTGCGCCAACCCCTGTAATCTGGTCGCCAAAAGATTGTAGGCTTTGCCCCATATTGGAAAACCCACTCTGGAGCGACTGACGCGCAGAATTAACACCACTGGCTATACCAGAGGCATCTAGGGTGATTCTGCCGTACACATTGCCTAAATCGTATCCGCCCATGTCATCCTACGCTTCTTCGAGTCCCATCTCCCGAAATTGGGAGAGGTGTAATTGCTTGGGTGTTATCGGGATGTCCAGCAACCGTTCGATGCGGTGCAACGGTTTGCCGTCCCTACCCCGTTCATTCAGCTTGTTTTCCATCCATGTGCCGAAGGTATGCACGGCATTGGTGAACATCCACCGCAACCATGCCCCCTCAATGCCCATTTCATCCGACGGGTTCAGGGAGAATTCCTTCGCCCTCTGGTACAATTTCCACATCGTCACTCGGTTGAGGACGAAATCGCTCGGCAGATTGGAACGCCCCGCCACCCATCGCCCACTGCATGATGAATACCTTGTCATTGAACGACACATACCGTGCGGGCAAATGCTCATCATCCCCATGGGTATCCAGTGTCAGTTTGGGCGAAACTAAAGTCGCCACACAAATGCGATCCAGCATGGCGGAAAAGGTCGGCAGATTCTCTGGGGTATATTCCAGTTTGCTTGCGTTACTGCCTCCATTTCCGTTCAGACTAGCCACTAGCAGATTGGTGAGCGGGTCTGTCACCTCACCCTTGCTGTCTACCAGCGACAACATATCTGGCAATCTGAGCAGTACCACATCCCCCGACCCGCGCATCGAAGGCAGTTCCACTTCTACGGGCTTATTGAATGATTTTGCGTCTAAAACAGACATCTATCACGCTCCGTTCACAGCTTTGAGCCAGGTGCCAAAGGTCGTGCCATCTGTCGGTTTGGCGGCTTCCCATGCGGCGAGACTGGCATAGCGTCTGAAGCGGTAAATCCGATTCACACTACTCGCGGTGACGGCGATGGATTTGCCCTTCATGTCAGATACCGCAAACTTGTTAGCTTGCCCATCGAATTTCATCATGGGGGGGGTATCCAGTTTGCAGGCACGCAACCCGCCCACAATCACCCCGTCGTTATCCAGCGAGGCAACACCCAACACACCAAAATAGCGCAAGCCTGTTTTGCCTGCTTCGGGTTCAAAATACGATTGACCGCTCACACCGTTGGTCATAACCCCCAACGCGAGGAAGTCAATACCGCCTTGCGTGATGGTGAAATTGGCGTGCGTCATCACGGTCAGCAGGCGCGTTACCGACCCGCTATCCCGCATCATGTCGGTATCGGATTGTGGGTCAAATTCCAAAATCTGGTCAGCGTCGAGGTCATACGGGGATCCGTAGGTGTCGGCGGTGATATCAAAGGATGCAATCAAGATGGATTGCAAAGTAAATGGGTAAATATGCGCTGGATTTGGCATGTCATTTTCTCCTGACAATAAGGTTAAAGCGAACAAATTTGAATGGCGCGTATGCCAGTTCATCCGCCATGAGTTCCCCGCTCACAAACGTAAACCGCAAATATGCCAGTGACACATCGCTACTCACAAAGAGTTTCTCATTCAGTAGCGCCTTCAGACGGAATATAGCCCCCTCAATGGTGGCATACCCCCTATCTGCATAGATGTAAAACTCGATGCTTCCGCGCTCAGCGTTCAAGTCGCGGATGCCCTCATCGTTCATCCCCCGTCTGCGAATTACACCGAAGGGGGCAATACTCACCCCGTCTGGTGTCTTGGGGGCGTTGCTCATGCTCATGCCCTGTTTGGGCAACGATTCGGCATCCGACCAGCCCCCTGTCAGGAGGGCAGATAGGGCAGAATCGCTGGTGAGGGTGGTGATGAGGTCAGTCTGCCAGCTCATACCCCGAATACCTCTTGAATCATCCGTTTAATTTCGGGCAGATGCGCTTCCAGGGTTGGATAGATGATGGCGTAGCGTCCTTGCCAACGGGTCTCCAGAAAAATCCCGTAGTATCTCCCGTGTGACAAGAACAATTCCACCACATCTTTCGCCAGTTGTTGTGATGACGGATACCCCGCAGGTGCATCCGTCCCGATATACGCCCGTAGCGATTGTCTCGCATTGGCGGTGCGGTCTGTCCAGGGGGCATTTTCTTTGGCGTAGTTTTCCAAATGCGGCTCCCAATATTTGGCAATCGCGGTAAGTGCCTCTTGTGCCTTGCCCAAATACGCCAATAACTTGGCATCCATTTGCGGGAGTCCATCCCATTGAATCTGTACAGGGGTGGGTCGGCTCATCGGATTGCCTCCGCCTTGGCTTGTATTTCCCCGATGGTCGAAATGGTCATCACCACCCGAAAGATTGCCCCGTCAAACGCGAACATATCCCCGTATTTCAGGTCGGTATTGGCGAGGGTCGGGTGCGTCTTTATCCCAAACACCACCACATCACGCACCGCACTCGCGCCATTTGCCTCACCCATCACCAGCCGTTCCGATTCGCTGTATTCAATCCGAACGGTTTGTGCGGGCAGGGTTATGCTATCCCGTTTGATAGTGATACTGGTCGGTTTGTCTTGGATTCGTCTCCACGCCAGCACCGCCCGTTCACTGGCACTTGGGGCATTATTGCCCACCAGCCACGCCGTAATATTAGCCATTGGGAACATCTCGCTTTCTGGGTGGGATATTCCGCATCCCACCCCACTGCACAGGTGGCAGGGTGGCAGTGGCGATAAGTGCCGTCAGTTGTTTGAGATAAAATGCCTCCATCACGCGCATATTGGCGAGCAGTTGCGATAGTTTCTCCTCAGACTGGTTTTGTTTATAGTCAACCCGTTTGCTGGCACTCGCCATGAGTTCACGCCACGCCTGCAAGCGCACCACCGCGAAAATGACGGGTCGGGTGCCTACATACTTGGGATAATCCGCTACTGCTTCATCCCACATGGCATTAATATCGGCATCTGGGAGCGCACTCGCATCCGCATCCAATTGCCGACGCAAACTCGTGATTTCAGTCGCTGTGGCGGGCATATTTTGTCTCCAATACCTTGCTCCAAATGGCGAAAACGTGGTCTGCAAACACCGACCATGTTTGTCGGTGCATGAAGCTAGAGAACAAGCGACGGAGGCTGGCATACTGGTCATAGTGCGCTTCGATGTCGCGCATCTGGTGCGCGAGTGCCTCCACATCAGGCTTTGCCCATTCGCCCAATTTGCCATACCATTTTTCTTCACCTTCCCACGCGGATTCGAGGGTGTAGGGAATAGGGAAACCCCATGTGATGAGTTTATCCGCCGTCCCACCCCAATTCGTCACAAAGGCTAATCCCCCTGTGGCGACAAATTCACGCGGTAGCAATCCATACCCTTCGCAATGTGTTGGGCATACCATCACCTGCGCGGTGGTGTATAGCTCGGCTAGTTCCGCATTGGTCATATCCCCCGTCACCACTTGGATGTTGGAATTGGTAATACCAAACGGTAACGGCTTGCGTGTCTTGATAATCAGCTTCACATCTGGTGAATCACCAAATGCCCGTACAAACGCGGTGCAGGCTTCCACCCACCCCTTGCGCCGTCCTCTATCCCCAATGGTGATGAAGGTAAACGGCTCATCACCCGTTGGGGTAGTCCGTGGGGTGTAGTGCATAAATTCAGCACTCACACCCAACGGCACAACATGCAGCGGGGCAGTCACCCCCGCTTGCTTGAAAATATCAACAAGGAAAGTCGCAGGCACGATGACCGCATCACAGGTGTTAAGTGCCTCCACCCACCCCTCGGGGAGTTTGGTGGATTCAAACATCGTGATAGCGATTTTCGGTCCCGCATTGACCATCCCACCGAAGCGTTCATGCAATGTCGGATAGCCCAACAATATGCCTCCCACCGCAGGATGAAACACCGCGTTAGGTGCATTATCCTCACCCAACGACAAACGGTTGATCGCAGTCAAAGGCGACAAATGAGTCGCCAATTCAGACGCAATCCGCCCGTAGCTGTCGGCGGGGTCAAATGTGGTCGAGCATATGTTGATGACCTCCTCCATAACATACTATCCTTATGCTTGCCCACTGGCGGCAACGGGCAGGGTGATTTCTTGCACTGCCCGCGCTGGGTCAGCGAAAATGCCAAAATAGATATCCCACACATTTTGCTCCATAATAAAACGGCTCACATCGGGGTTGCCCATCGTCATCTGAAGCGGTTGCTTCACATAGCTCTGGAAGTCGTACACCCGATTGCCAATATCCACCAAATACGCTTTGCCACTGGGGACACCCGCATAGGTGGTGGCTTTCTTCCCGCGGGTGGCTGTCCACCCGTTGTACTCGATGATGGTGGTCACACGGTTGAGCGCGGACGATTGCTGGTCAAAACCGTCTTGTGCCACCCGACCCACTGCCCGTTCAAATGTGAACACATCGGCAGTGCTACAAAGTAAGACATACGGACCACGACGCGGGTTAGTCGTATCGGCAATGCCATCCGTCATGGCTTTTTCCAGTGTGCGGAGATATTTCTCTGGCATACTGGCAGTCACGCGGAAATTGGTCAGCGCCGTCCCATTGGTCTGATTCCCCGCCGCATAGCTGTGCGCCAAAATGGGATTGAAATGGACGTGGTTCATGAGCGCATTGAACGCCACCCCGAATTGCCGTTCAAAATTGGGCAACCGAAACAATTCGTTGAACAAGAAAATGTCTTTGCTATACTGGATACCGGTCGAATAGTGCTTGATAGCGACGGAAATATCCCCCTGCCCTACGCTGGCAAACTTGACTTCTCCCCCTTCAAACACTTCTTCAACCACCACTCCCGCCGTGCCTAACCGATAGATACTCACATTGCGGGGCAAGGTGCTATCGGTCGTGATGCTATACAAGGGGGTGTACAAAATCGGTTCCATGTCCCGACCCGCTTCCACCTCGTACCGTTGGCGAGTATAGAATTGGCTGGCGAAAGTATCGGTGCCGATGAATTCGGCAACCCGACCATTGCCTTCTGTGAGGCGCACTTGGGATTTGATATCAAACCCCTCTTTGAAACCCGCTTTGGGTTTGTCTTTGGCGAGTGACGTTTTGCTAATGAGTTCAATCATTTTCGATTCCTCCTCTGGAATCCTCGGCTAGAGACCACTCAACAAGATGCCACTTACCACATGGGTAGTGCCATTCTTAGCTTCAGTGGCTTTGAATAGGTTGATGTTGGTGGCGGATAGCGCGGACTTGTTGTAAGCCGCGTCTGGGGGGATGTTCGTCCCTGTCACGGCGGTGGTGTCAATTCGCACGATGTCGCCCTTGCTCACTGCCAGTGCCGCAGGGACCGTGAATTGATATTCGTTACGGTCAATGCTCACCGCCACGCTACCCCCGCTATTCCCACTGCCATTACTGATGCCTAACCAGCCGTTTGCTAGTACGACCATGTTGGCTTCAATGGTAGACACGAGTGACACGTTCACACTCTCACCATCGCTCTCGAAATAGGTCTTGTCTCCTGTTGCCATATCGTCTTGTTCCTCTCGCTACGATGCGATTCGATTGCCTACGGATAAAAATTACACTTGGGGGATATAGATGAATACCTCTTCGGCATCCCCATTGGGCATGGCGGGTCGCTGTTGGGCGGGTCCCATCTCGGTGACGGTGGTGTTTTTCAACAAGGTCTTGACATCATTAAATGCCAGCACCGCATCTACCGCACTCGCCACTTCGGACAATCGCGTGGGATTTTTACCCACCACCATTGATTGGATAATCGGGCGCACATGCTCCGCTTTCACCTTTTCGGCGATTGCTTGCGCGATGGCAGTTTGCAACAATTGGAGATTCTCGTGTTTCAGAGATTCCAATTCCGATAGGGTGGCACGCACCGCCAGAATCACATCCCCGTTTTCGGGTTTGAGCAATTCTTTGACTGTTTTCATGTCGGTGAGCTCCCGCAATTGAGCATCTACTTTCAGGGTGAGCTCCCGCACAGTAGCGGTGAGTCCCGACACCTGAACTTGGAGATTGCGTTCCATCTCACTGATAACTTCTTCTTGTGGTTGTGTTTTCGCGTCCATAGATTTCTCCTCTGTGGATTCACTAATATCGGTCTGAATACTCTCTTGGGTGATGATAGGGACACCTGTAGCTTGTGGCACACCCACCCGCGATGGGTTTACCAAGTCTATTTGCTCAAGCATCAGGCTATCCCCTACGATTTCGTGCAAGTCATTAATCTCGGCTGTGCCATAGATGGATGTGCCGATTTTGGCATTCATCGCTTTCGCCACGCGCACATACTCGCGCACATCTTGGGCGGTACGGGGAATATATGCTTTGCCCCATGCCACACCGCTTTCGTCTAAGGTCGCGCCGACCCAGAAAAGCGCGGGAGTATCAAACCGATGCGAACGCTCCGCTTCAGTTAAATGCCCTTTTTGCCCAATAATTTCACGATTGTTGATGGCGGATACGATGCGCTTCACGTCCTTGCTTTGGTACTTCACGCCATTGCGCGAGGTGGTCTCGGTGGCAATGGGCAGGGTGAGGAACATCGGCGCATCATCTCCTTCGGTCAGGGTAGACAAGTCTATCCCTGCCGCCAGTGGGACGTTGTGCGGGTATTCCCCTTTCAGGGCGTGTTGCATTTCCAAAACGATTGCTTCACGAGTCATGGTTACACCATCTCCCAATAAGAACTTATGTACTATACGTAAGTATAGGGTATTGTCTTATATAGTGCAACAAATATTCTGTTACAAAATATAGACAATTACGTATCGAGTTACATTTACTTATAAGGACTATTCGGAGATTTGTTTCAAGAGGGAATCAAACTCAGCGCGTATCTCTAGGTGGGTATTCTCAGTACACCCCAATTCGATAGACTTACGGGCATCATCGAAGCGTCCGCAACGCCAAGCGAGTGTCGCTACACTCCGATATAGCACCGACCTAGACGGCTCAGTAACGGCATAATCCGCCGCTTCAAGTTCCAATTCGTAAGCACGCCCAATAAGAGGCGCTACCAATTCAGGATACCCCATACGCCTCATTTTATCAGACTCATCCACTAGGCACATGGCACGATGATGTAATTCGCGGATCTTTGGATTAGCCATCTGCCAGCACCCCCAACAACATCCGTATGAACTCCGCCACCATGAGCGGGGTCATAATCGGGTCAAGATACTCACGCCTCGCCTCATCCATCATACCCCGCAGATTATTGGTCACCGTCTGCGGAGTATCCCCTACTACATCGCGTATGTGGCATTTGCAATGCGGATGATACGGTCCAATTGCACCCGTTTCATACGCATAAAACGGTCTGACCCGATTCCCCCCCATGTCAATCGTGGCATATTGCGGGCAGATTTTACACTGTGGGTCGCCATTAAAACTTCGTACCACATCAAACCCCACTGTGTACGGATTCAGATACCCCGATATGAACGAAGCCTGATTAACCGCCCTCGTAATTTCCGTCCGTGCGATTCGCATCGCATCATAACTCGCATCCCGTCCGTATGGCTTAATCGTCCGCAACGGCGCTCTGCTCGGTAGAAGGAACTGCTCTAACCTGTTGGCAAGATTCTCAGCACTATTGCCCGTCCGTATCGCATCGGCAATCAGCGCATCAATTTTCATCCGTGTCCGCAGACTTGCTTCCCAGATACGGTCACTCAGCCTATACCCTCGCTCATCCTGCCAACGGTGCATCGGCACCCACCTGCGCGAAGGGTCGAGTTCCGCCATTGGGTTGGGTCGGAATATCCGCAATTTGCCGATGATATTCGGGTCAATCGGCGGAGCATCTTCCACCTCAGTCAGCAGATTGCCTGTGTCTATCAACCGCCGATTCATGCCAATACGGATATGCCGTTCATCGGCTTGGGTGAGTTCTGTGATTGCCAACGGTCTCGGATTCCGCATCAGAAACTCGCGCACATCTTGGGGGATATGCTTCACCATCCAGCGATGATGCACCAGCACCGATTCTTTGACAGCGAACTTATAGGCGGTATTCAACACTTCGGAATAACGGGATAATGGCTTCACCCCATCGTAGGATTTGCGTCCATCGAAGGACACAAACATCTTCTGAACCATCTCCCCCACCTGCCTCTGAATCGCCTCCGCTTCACGCTCCGAGAGTCGTCCATCCAGCCCCGCTTGACGGAGTATCACCCCTCTGGCACGGTCTGCCACCTCGCGGAAGGCACTATCCACCTCACGCCTCACCAGCGCCAATGCCCGTGTTTGGATATTCTTGGTGGAGATAAATGTCATCCTCACATCCTCACAATCTCGAAATCGGTACGATTCTGTCTTTCATACGGTGCATCCACACCCGCATACGGGACACATAACCCATAGCACGCTTCATCAAACGGCAGATGATACATTTCCTCTTCGGGCAATCCACCCCATTTCCGCAGATAATATTCCCGATTCGCCACAAAGGTTTGGTGATGTTGTTCCATTAGTCCAGGGACGGTATGAATAGACTTGCTCCCCTGATGGATAATGTTCGTGTCGGGTAACACAATCTTCCAGCTATCCCAACTGCCTGTCATGAGCATGGCACGCCGATACCAATCCCTATCCTCAAAGTACATCGGGAAGAAATTCCGATCAAAATAGCCGATGGTCTCAATCGCTTTGCGTGTGACTGCCCCCATGCTAAACGTCATATCCCCATCCGCACCACTTCGCACATCATGCCCGCAACCACTGACCATAAATGCCTCTGGCGAATTGAGCGCGACAGTGGTCAATTTCATCAGGTCAGCGTATGAACACACCACATCGTCATTGGCGATGAAGGCGACATCCGCACCATATTTGGTATATGCCAGATGCAACCCCTCATTCCAACTCCGCGCAACCCCCCGATTCGTCCCATAGGGGTAGATGTGCGTGTTCTTAAGCTCGTCTAATTCATCACACACCTTCACCACATCGGGGAATTGACTGTGTAGGAAGATGTGCCAATGCACCCCTGCGCCATCGGCACTATCTACCAACTTATAGAGGTCATCGGCTAATCCGTAGGCGATGGTAATGATATGAATATTAGGCTTCTTCATCGGCTATCTCCGCATCTGGATTAGCTTCTATTGCCTCATCCCGCCGTTGCCCTGTCAGCATCGCCTCTTGCCTGCGGTCAAATTCTTCGGCATCTTCTGCCGATTCCGCTTTCGCCCGCTCAATCACCATGGCGGGATTCTCAATATCCAACGGCAATAGCTTAAGCGCCGTCTCTTTGTCCATCAACCCACTGGTGAGCGCGAATTGCACCGCTTGCAGTGTCAATGCACCATCGGCGTTGGTGAGTGGCATCCATGCGATTCGCGCTTTTTCGCTTTTGGGGATTCCCGTCTCATACGTGCGGATGAGCGCCACCACCACATCCAATACTTGGTTTAACCAACGTGTGACCTGCCCTTGCTTCTTTTCGATGAAGCGCGTGAACGGGGGCATCTGGCTCTCAGCACTCGCCTTGCTACTGGCAATCGCATTCCCCCACACAAATTCGGGGATTTCGCTATGTTGCAGTATCAAGTAAAAGATGAGTTCCAGTAGGTTCTGCGTGTCGGTGGTGAAACTACCCGGTGCCTTCCAGTCAAACTTGGCATTCCCCCCCAATGTCAACACTTGGTCAGCATCAAAATCGAGTACCCGTTGGGACTGCTCGTTGCCGTCCCCATCGGTGTATTTCTCTTTGCCACCGAACAATTCCCAGAATTGTTCTATCTGGTCAACATCGCCCATCTCACTAATCACAGGTGTCGGTCTGCCCTGCCGTTTATTCCCCGCAATCGCATACTCAAACACATCATCATAGCGATACATGGCATGAAGCAACCCCTCTGCCACCGGATGCCCGTAGCGTTCATCCGCCCCCGCATCATTGGGGATGTGGATTATCGGGATTTTGCCGATGAGGTTCTTAAAGCGTTCCGTGCGGATGGTGTTACCCTGATTGCGATACACCCCATTCTCAGTCACAGGCATGTCTATCGTCACTGTCCGCACCCGCTCAGTCGCGGTATAGTCGTTGGTGATGGTCATCCGCGAGAAGCTGTAGGGGTTGACATGCACCTCTGTCACGCGGTAGCCAATGATTTTGGAGTAGTCATCAGGCGCAAGCATCGGCATGACCACTTGTGGCGGTAGGATCGTCAGTGTCAAATCGGCGTTGACCAGCAGGTAACAATCCCCCAGCACCACCGCTTCTTCGTACACTTCAATCAGTTTGGCATGATGTTCCGTCACCCATTCGGCAACCATCGCTTGCGCGGTATCCGATTCACACCGAATCTTCGGCACTTGCCCCAACGTCCATGAGGCGACTTTGGATGCCAACGGCTTGATGAACAACCCGCCCAATCCCAACCCCC